ATTTAAAAGTGTTATGCCTGCTTTTTTAGCAGGACTTAAGATTAAACCTTCTAGTATAGATAAAATGATTAGTCTTCAAAAGGCCGCCATTGCCGCAGAAAAGGGTGGTGTTGACATTTCTCAACAACTCTTGCTTAGTTTAGAAAAGTTGACCAGAAGAGGTAACATTGCAGGTACGACACTCTCAGTAGGACAACAACAAAAACCACCAACACAAGAATATAGTAGATAAAAAAAGCCCTCTAGGGAAACCTAAAGGGCTTTAGTTTTATAACAAGTTATAACTCTACACTATCTCACACGCTCCTCCAGTACACGCTAACTCTTGAGAACCTGTAGTGTTGTCTTCCTTCTCAAAGTATTCTAAGTTTGACCAATCAATACCAACTGGCATTAGTGCTACTAACTCATCATACTTCTCAGTGCTAATGTCCTCATAAGGGGCTTGCTGATACACATGATCAGTTACTGGCAACAAACTAATACCACTAACGGTATCAAAGTTTTCCCAAATCCACTGAGCAACTTCAAGGAACTCATCATCTGTATAATAAACAGTGATACTTGGCTTATGCTCACACCAGTGATCTTGATAAATCTTCCAAAGTTTTAACTGCTCCATTGCACCTACTTGGTTTACAGTTACAGAACCTTCAGGGGATTTCACAGGGAAACTAAATACCACCGATTCCTTAGACATTATATCTTGTTCTACTGGGAAACCTGCCGCTTCCATAAAGATTGCAAGTGGGTCTTTTTTGTCCGAACGTACTCTTCTGATATAGTTAGGAGAGAAACGAGGGTGAATACCAGAGGCAGAATCAACAAGCTGAGATACAGTACCGCTTGGTTTAACACAAGTAATAGCTGTAGAGTGATTAACGCCAAGCTTTTCAGCCCACTTTTTATTCGTGTCAACAGCAACTCTTCTAAGTATTCCCAAATCATCTGCAATGGTCTCCGTTTGTTGGTTCAACAGTTTGTTGTCCATGATGCCTGTTAAGCTGACACCTAACAAAGCCTCTTCCTCAGTATTCTTTTTCCAAATGTTTCTCAGGTATCTGAAGTCCGTCAAGGTAGACTGTAGTGTACCAATGATCGTAGCTACTTCAACTTTCTTCTTAAGGCTTTCCACTGTATCATCAGCACGTACAACCACCTCAGATAGATTACAGAACTGATTGCTACGTAATATGATCTCACTGCATGGGTTAGTACCAAAGTCCTGCTCAGGGTCTCTACGTCCATTCCTAGCGGCTATCTTCTGTGCCGCAACTCTACTAAAGATACCTCGCTCACCTGCCTTGGATTCATACATGGTCTGCATCTCAGATAAGTAGGACTCAAAGTCAGGCTTCTCTGTGTACGCTACGCTATTGTTAGCTAACCTACGATGCCCTTCATGTCTCCACCAATCCCCTGACTTAGCCTTAGCCATACGTGGGTCGGACAGGTTAGACAGGCTAATCAAAGCAGACCTACGCACACCCCCGACTACTACAATGTCAGCTATCTTACAGCAGATGTCATGGCACTCAATGGATGTCAGCTTACGTCCTTGAGCCTTAGAGAACACACCTACGCAGAAGTGAAATAAATCCTCAAGGGGTTCAGCGCCTGACGCTCGTCCACCAAAGGTTTTCAAACGTGCGCCCGATGGACGTACCTTAGTTGTGTCCCACTTAGGTATCTTCCCTGCGTACAACATCGCTATCAACTCACGGAATGCAGATGCCCAACCTATCTTACTATCAGCTACAACAATGGTTGTGTCAGTAGGGTGAAAGGACTCAGCAACCACAGGTAGTTTATTGATGAAGTTACGTTCAACACTAAAGCCTACACCAGTACCACACATAAGAACATACATCAACTCATCAAAGCTACGGGGTGAATCTATGTGCAGATAACTACAGTTAAACCCTGCTACATTGTCCTTCTCTAAGGCTGTACCTGCGGTCATTAAGCATCGCATACTGGGCATAACTTCCAAAGCGTGGATAGCATCATAAAGCCTCGTAGCTGTCTTCTTGTCTATCTGCTTACGACCTACCCAGAAGTCCACATAACGCTGTACTGTTTCCTCCCAAGTCTCTCTACGGTTTTCATCGGACAGCCAACGAGCGTAGCGAGACTTGTGTATAAAAGACTGATACTGTTCCATTAAATATTCTCCTTAGAAACCACGATGGTTAGTTTGTTTAAGTACCACTTAGCTTTATTTAAGTCCTCTACCTGCTTGCCCTTATAGTCGTAGCGCCAAAGGTATTTCATACAGTTACCCTTGAGGTAGCCCTTGAATGCTACTGAGGACATGGACTCTTCAATGGCTTCAATACATTCAATGTTGCCAGTGTTATAGTGCTTTGGTTTGTTGATTATATCGTGAGCCTCTTCCATCGCCATGTCCGTATAAGGCTTTAATGTTACACTATCATTAGGGTCTATCGCAGGTATTTCCCTAGCCACTCTGTCCCAATCAGCAGGTGTCGCATCATTCAGTCTCATAATCATCATCCTCTGTGAATTTATCTCTATTAATAATTAAACGATCTTCAAAAGCATCTAAAATATCTTCAGGGGTTATGTCCAACACTTCACACAATAGAACAACATCATACTCCCTGATTACTTCTTCCTTTAATTCCTCAAGTGTTAGTGACATTTTTATTCCTCACATACTTCAGTAACTCTTTAGTTGTCTTTACAGTGAAGTGAGCAAAACCTTCCTTATCACACCACTGCCCCATAGTTATCTTGTTACCCTTCCTTACTTTTTTGTTAGGGTCTGACAACACAAATACTAACTCCCAATCTCCGATAGAATCTCTTATGGATGTGTATTTCTGTGTGTCCCCTACTCTAAAGTAACCCTTAGCCTCAATCAATATCTTCTTGTCTTCATGTACAAAGTCTGGGAGATAATTCTTACGTATAATGTAAGGTACTTTGTAAGGCTCATACTCAAACTCTTTATTAAGTTGATCATAAAGAGCAGACTCAAGTCCCGATCTAAAAACCTTCTTCATCTAGTATGATCTCCTGTACGTTAGGTTCCTTAACTACCTTACAGAGAAACTTAGGAGCGTAGGAATAGTTAAATACTCTTAAGTCTGGGTAGCAATGTTTTTTAAACTGACAGTAGGAGCAACCTACAGCTAACTTCATATTGCCTGACTTACCATCAGGTACTGGCTTGTGACAATACTCCTCTGGCTCATTACCTAAAACTAAAGCTTTGATGTGATCAACACGATCCCCAATGTCTTCCTTAAGCTTATCGTTGTCAGTGTTATCTAAGTCATACTTAAGATAAGTTAAATGCCCATTGGCTTTATCCATAGTTAGCCAACCTACCTGACGTTCTCCTTCAGACTTAGCATAAGCTTTGATCTGATCTATGTAACCAAAAGAATCATCATTAACTAAAGTAGCATCCTTGAACTTCTTAAACCCATAGCTACTGGCAGACTTAACATCAGTAACAACACCGTCAATCTTACAGTCCATGTGACCTACAATGTCGTTTACCTTACACACCTTCTGCTCATCGGTAACTGAGTGTCCTGCCATACGAGTAAGGAATAACAACATCTCCTCAATCAAGTGACCGTACATAAACTTTACATACGTATGGGGCAGAATGTCCTCGCCCTCAGTTCCATTAAAGTGATTCCAAAGGTAGCGATCAGTGCGTCCAATGTTAGACAGGCGTAGCTTACGGTTATCCTTACGCTTCTCCTGTCCAAACTCTGTACGCATAAGAGCCTTAACACCTTCACCGAACTTATCTATCTCTGCCTCAACGTCTACGGATGAATCAGCATCCTTGCTGACCATTAGATCGTAGATGTCTTGCACCAAGTTATCCGTTGTCTTGTTGTTGTTCATGTAAAACCCCTTTGGCTTCCTGTGGTGTACATTTGAACCACTCGTTATTCCTTTCAAACAACTGCTCTAATCTTGAGTGGGCTTCTGATTCAGCCTTACGTCTATCATCAGTCTTATAACTATAGTATAACACATAATCTCTGAAAGGGGAAGAGGTTTGATAGTTTTTTAGCCTGTCCTCCGCATCCACAGCCATGCCTACCTTGACCCAACCATCCCAAGCTTTGTTGGTGATAATGTATACCTCACCTTCCGCACTCTCCTTGTAGTTTTCCAAGGAACTAAAGGCCGCTTCCTCAAACCCTTTGTATCTCCCTGCTTTGTACAGGGGGTGTGTCTTCTTAACTTCCTTCCCATTCACCCACATACGCTTTGCATCACGAGCCTTAACAGCCTCTGGATTATCTTTGTAATACCAAGGCTTATTAGTTTTAGGATTAATGCGTGTCTGCCCAACTATTTCCAACCTTAAACTCCCCTGCGAGGGGGCAGTTAAGTTTGTAGTGGATTCCTGCGGCTTCGACACAGCTAGTGGCGAGTCCTCCGAAAACCTTTGCTTTCTCTTCTCTGACCTCTGTCTGGATTTCATCGTGTATGTT